TTTTTTTGCTTCAGCGCAGATTGAGCGACAGATAGAAAAATTTCAGAACGTGACCTTCCGGTTTTTTAGACAAAATTGTGAGTCAAAAAACTATGACCTTCAGGTTTTTAAGGGTCAAAAAACTATGACCTTCAGGTTTTTTACCTGACGTTTTCTCCTTGCAAGTGTTGTTAAATGGTTATATTTTGTAACTGTTAATTACATAAATGGGAGTTTAGTAACTATGACGAAACATCAGATCATCGTTAAGAGAGATTTAGCTAAGGCCAAGCAAAAGTATAAGTCCTGGTATGTGGATTTGTCGCAAACAAGCATAAAAATTACTGGCGGTAAAAAAGGCCAGACCAAGTTTTATTTTCATACAAAACAAGAAGCAAATCATTTTGCAATCAGCATGAACACAGATCAAGTTGAGGGTGGAGTGACACTCAGGCATCCAGAAAAGTCGATTGGGTCTGTGATGAATGATTTTATAGACCGGACAAACAATCGCTATGATGATCGAACAATTGTTGAAAAACATCGGTCAAATTTGATTACAGACACACACACATGGCAGTCTTTAATTTTTGAAAAGACTAACAGCAAGCACGTTGGAAAAAGATTTGCAGATATGCTCTGTGAAGATATTGACTCCGACATGATTGACCAGTTGATCCGACAAATTGTTAAACAATACAAACCAAAAACTTTGTCGAATAAAATAGTAACGCTTACAACTATTTTTGAGCTGGCAATCAAAAAAGGTTATTGCCGGACAAATCCGGTCAAAGATATTGAGTATGAACCGCCCGTCTATTTAGGTGAAGATGAAGCTGAGAAAAATAAATTTGCTGACATCAATTTAGAGCATATCCGACAGCTCATAGAAAAAAGTGATCGTTTTTCTGGTTCGCAAGGATTGGCAATTGCGTTTGCCTGTCAAACGGGATTGCGGTTTGGCGAACAGGCAGCCTTGAAATGGAAACACATAGACCTCGAAAATAACTATGTTTATGTTCGTGTGTCTTTGCGTAAAGAAAAAGGTGGAGCCTACGCAGCCGACATCCCCAAGATGACCAAGCGAAAAAAGATTAACAAGCTAAGGCGTAAAATTTTTATTCCCCATGATTTGCAAATACGCTTAAAAAAATGGTTTGTTAACTCTGCGTTTTCCCGTGATGAAGATTATGTCTTTTCAACACGCTTGGGTACACCACAGCAAACTGCTGACAACTGGAGAAAAAGAGTTCTGCACCCATTGTGTGATGAAATTGATGGGTTGCCCAGGTTAAGATGGCACGACTTGCGCCATGTGTATGCAAGCATCTGTCTAAAATTATATGGCGAAAATTTTCTTAAAATTGCCGACCTCATGGGTCATCAGGACATCAACACAACTCGTGACAACTACGGCCACACTATCAGCGACATTGAAGAAGATGCTGTGGATGCGGATAAGTTCAACCAGACTTTGTGGAGACAAAACTCCTAAATGGTATGTGGGGGCAAACTTGCCCTCACCATCACCAAAGAAAGATGCGGGAAAGATCAAGGAAGAACCAAGGAAAGATGCGGGAAAGATCAAGGAAGAGTCAGGGAAAGATGCGGGAAAGTTATAAACCTTTCGTGTGTGCATTGATTTGATGGAGAATAATCTATGTCAATTTTAGTTGGGTACGTTATAGCGATATTACCATTAGCAATATTTGCATTTGCAATTTGGCTTGTGTGGAAAAGGCAAACTAAAAAGATATTTGAACAACCAAGACCGCCTATGAAAATTACAGACTTGGCAGGCTATCAGTAATCAGCTATCTGATTGCAATGCCACCCCGATGGCTGCATAGCCTGCCACATCCATAAAATTATCTCTGTGAGCCGTGTCGCTCACCTGATCTCTTGATAGCTTCTGCAAGCTGTTCAGAGCACACACCTGTTGCGGTGAAACTGGCATACCTAAATAGACTGACCAAAGCTGTGCGGTCAGCTCAAACACCTCACGAAAATCCCCGTGAGTTTCACCACGATCACGCACGATTTTAGCTACGTTAGTTAATACCTTATCTGGGCTATTCATTGCCTTGCTCTAGCTTTTCAATTTGCCACACAGGTATAAACTTGCGACCACCTACCTTTTGGCAGACCAGTTCTCTTTTTGCCACCATCCTGTATATTCTGTTTAGATCGGTCGGTGTATAGTCACTACCAAACAGACGGGCAGCCGTTTTCTGTATCGTGTAAAGTTTTGGTTCCGTGTCGTTGCTTGCATTAAGAGAAATCGTCATCAATACCTCCTTGTGTCTGCCCTGTGACTGGACTGGTTGGCTTGGTCAGGCTGATAGACAGGTTGCCAGAGTCGGTATATTGCCAGATAGCGAGGCTGTATTCGCCTGCTGGCAAGTCACGCTCAATTCTCAGCTTGTTGTTAGAGTAGTTAGGTTTGCCACCGGTCATTGGTGTACCATTGTCAAACCGTTCTGCATTTTTGAAAACGGTAGCGTTAAGTAGTTTTTCATAATCAGACATTTTCTAAAGTCGCCTTTCTCTTTTTCCAGTTTTTGTGTAAGTCTTCATAAAAGTCATAATTTTCTTTTTTTAATTGTTTAAGTGTTTCCCTATTAACATCAGTCCAGGCTAAGTGCTGACCCATGTGTTTGTGCTTCTCAAAACCCTTGATCTGGTCGTTGATCCAAATCAAAGTTTTCTGAATTTCTGTCGGCTCTGTGTATTGTTCCTGTGGAAGCTCTGGTTCAACGGCCTCAGTCTTTTGCTGTGGCTGTGGTTTGCTTTTTGGCTCTGGAAGTTCATCTGCAGGCGTGGCTGATTGACCATCGTCATCATCTTCACCAGCAATGCCAAGAAAGGCACATAAACCATTTCTTTTTGCATAGGTAATAGAGCCCATAAGTTGCTGAGGGTTGTTTTTGTTTGCAGCGTATAATGGTACACCGCCATCCTCAATAAACGCACCGCTTGTATGTATTATTCTTGTTACCACTCTATTCGGCTCCGTGTGTGTCAGTTGCATTATAGATAAATTGTTATTTTTTAAGACCGTTTTGACTGCTTTTAAACAGCTATTGATGGACGCATATTTACCATAATTAGCGTTTTCATCGAGTTCTGGATTTTTTATTTCCCCAAGTGCTTTAACTAAATCTGTATGAAAACTATTTTCCATTTACTACTCTCCAGACAATTTGATTGTTGCCCAGTGCAGATGGTCTGCGGTCACCTGTGTCCTCGATTACCCCTAGCTTTCTTAACTCTGAAAACCGTGGGCGGTACTTCAAAAACACCTCCCCGTAGA